ATGGACTTCTTAACTTTTTTGAGTAAAGTATTGGAATTTCTGTCTAACGTAATAAATTCAATAGCTTGGCCTGCCGTTGTTATTTTTATTTTCTACTTTGGTAGAGAGCATTTTGCAAGCATCCTCAACTCTTTGAAAAAATTTAAATTCAAAGATTATGAGTTTGAGTTTGAACGACAAGCTCAGAAAGTAGCAGACAAAGTTGATAATTCCATACCGCCACAATCAGACCCCAGTGACGAGCTGAAAAATCGTTTACTTTCTTATGAGCCTAGACACGCCATAATTGAATCATGGGTCCTCGTCGATAGTGCGGCAGTTGATGCGCTTTGGAGAGTAACGGGTAGCTCAACGTCTCCTAAATCTCCGTTATATTTAAAACGGGCTCTTGTTGAACATAAAATTCTCGACAAAGACCAAACCGATGTCTATGACATGCTACGGCATATGAGGAATGAGGCTGCGCACTTACGTGATCTGGATTACAGTCGTGAAGCCATAGAAAACTACGTAACATCCGCACTTAAGCTTTCATCTTATCTAAACTCCTTGCAACCTGATTTGGCGAGCGAAAATGACAAGAATAAATTTGATTAATAATGAAGCGTTTTAACCATGTGTGGACGTTTCGCCCAAGTTCAAACACGCTCTGATTATCTTGATGTATTGGCATCAGAAGTAGAATTTGCCAGTGTATTAGATAACATCCCCCTAGAGCGCTACAACGTGGCGCCAGGCACCCGCGTGCTGGTACTTAATCAACGCGACGATAAATTGCACCTCGATCCTCTCGAGTGGGGTTACGGCCCGGATTGGTGGCGTGAAATGAAACGCCAGCCGGTTATCAATGCCCGCGTTGAAACGGCAGCCGCCAGCAGAATGTTTAAGCCATTATGGAATCACGGCCGTGCTCTGGTGATGGCTGATGGTTGGTATGAGTGGAAGAAAGACAAACACGACGCCAAAGTAAAGCAACCTTACTTCATATATCACGAATCGAACGAACCGATATTCTTCGCCGCAATAAGCCGCCATCATCCTGATGAAAACGATCCTCCACATGATGATGGTTTCGTCATTGTCACCTCTGCCAGTGATTCAGGGCTACTCGATATCCATGACCGACGCCCTGTCGTTTTACCACCAGCAGCAGCAAGGGAGTGGATGGACCCGAGCACTACTCCTGAACGCGCCGAGGTACTGGCAAACGAAGCGTCCACCCCACCTGATGATTTCGCCTGGCATCCCGTAACTAAATCAGTCGGCAATATCCGCAACAATAGTGCCGACCTGATTAAACCTATCGATGCCCCACTGGTTTAATACACTCGGGCACGCGGTAGGTCGCTGAGTCTCGTCGTGTACGCTGGCGAAAGCAGCTCACGCTTCATTGACCATACCTGTTGCGAACCTTGCCCGGCAAACCACAGCTTGGCCCGGCCTGAATTATTTATGTGGTCAAGTACCCCCATCAGCTTCTCGCTGTTATGCCTCGGCTGATGTTCATCGAATAAACCCAACTGGGCCACACCCTGGCTGAAAAAGTCCTGCAGCATCACCCCCGCCTTTCTGGTACCTATGACCAGGTTGCCAAATCGCGTCAAGGCAGCGCATCGCTGCGGCAATAATGTCTCGGGTATCCTGTGTCGGCGTACCCAGCTTTATACTGGCCGTGTTGCCGTAGTACTCCTCATTTATTGCAAACGGGCTGGTCTTTATCCATGCACTGATGTGTCGGCAATACTGATGCTCCTCCCGCAGCTTCTCCGCCGCGCGCGTCGCGTACATGCAGATCGCCTGGTGCATTTGATCATACTCCGTGATGCGGTCGCCGAAGCTGCGGCTGCAAATGATCTGCTGCTTCGTCGGCGCGAATTCTTCCAGTTCAAGGCAAGGCTGGCCGCGTAGCTCACGTACGGTTCGCTCTATCACAACGCTGAAATGCTTGCGGATCATCGTTGTACTGGCGTCGGCCAACTGCAGCGCGGTTTCGATACCCATCATGTTGAGCTTTTTCGATATCCTTCGTCCAATGCCCCAGACCTCACCCACAGGTAGGAGATCCATCAGTTTACGCTGGCGCCCTTCGTTGGACAGATCCACAACTCCACCGGTCTTGTCCCACTTCTTCGCCGCAAAGTTTGCCAGCTTAGCCAGTGTCTTGGTTTGGGCAATACCAACACCGACCGTTAACCCGGTATTGCGCAGCACTTTGTCCCTCACCTCGCGTCCGAAGGTTTCAAGGTCGATGCAGTTACGAACGCCGGTAAGATCGAGAAAACTTTCGTCAATTGAATAAATTTCGACGCGCGGGGCCATCTCTTCCAGTACCGCCATGACTCGCTGTGACATGTCAGCATAGAACTCATAATTACTGCTGAAGGCGATACCTCCGACACTCTCAAATTCATGCTTTATTTTGAAATACGGCTCACCCATCTTCAGGCCCAGCGCCTTCGCTTCCTTGCTCCTGGCTACCACGCACCCATCGTTATTAGAAAGAACCACGACAGGCCGACCACGAAGATCAGGACGCCACAACGTTTCACAGCTCGCATAGAAGCTGTTCACGTCTGCCAGGGCATACATTATTTGAGCCTCGTTATTGATGACACGACGACGCCGACAACTTCAAGGTCATCACCGCCATCCTGCAGAACGATCGGATCATATTTGGGGTTCATGGGTTCAAGCTGAGCACAGGGGTGTAAGCACAAACGTTTCACTGTGAACTCTCCCGCAATACTCGCAATAACGATATCTCCATGCGCTGGGTTGATACTGCGATCCACAACGAGCATTGAGCCCTCTGTGATGCCTGCTTCGAGCATTGAATCACCAGTAGCGTAAAGAAAATAAGTCGCGTTTGGATGGCTGATGCAGTACTCGTTAAGGTCTATGCGAGCGCTAACGTAGTCTGCTGCTGGGCTGGGGAATCCCGCCGGTACTTTGTCAGAGTACAGAGGGAGTTCGAGTTTTGCTGGGTTTGGTGTTGGATAAAAGAAAGTCATAATGTTGCCTTGTTACTGTGTTTTTATACAGTATAAGCGTAAATTTTTAGCGGGGGAAAGTTCGGAAATCTCTTAGAAAGGTAGGATATTGATCGGTAAAGAAAGATAGTTTTGATGAATAGCCGGGATTACTCCCGGCTGCTATTACAGTTAGAATGGTGTCCAGTCGAACTGGTATTTCAGTACTTCGCGAATCCACGCACGAAATTTTGCTACCTCATCAGCCGTTAATGCAATGCTAAAAATCGCTGCCATCCCTATATCGGAAGGCTTACCGTTGACCGAGCCTAAAAGCCCGCCCAGCGAGCCGATCATGATATTCCCCCCAATATCCACCCGAGCGCCGGCAGGCAGTCCATAGGCCACCGCATTCGATGCCCCATCCTGATTTAGCCAGACATTCCCGCCATTAAGCTGCGGTGAGCTGCGGCACTCAGCCAAAGCCCATGTTCCTGGGTTATACGGCAATGACGATTGGAATAACGATTTTGAACCGTCGGCATTAACCACGGCATTGTTGTAATAAAACTGGTTAGGACGAAACATCATGCCCGTGCCTTGACTGGTTCCACCACCCGGTGCCGTCCCGTTAAAGTTCGACATCAGTGCGCTTTCTTCTTTCGGGTCAGGTGCTCTGGCCAAGCAGATCATGGTCATTGAATCAGTCTGAGCTACACCGCTGTCAATGTAGTTGGTTGAGCTGTTAAACGTGGTATAGGTGCCGTGCGGTACCGGTTTACCGATCACCCTCCCAGGCGGCTTACCCCGCACTAAATTTCTCGTCAGGTTTCCCGTGTCACCACAATAAAAATTGAGATATTCCAACCCGCGCATGATCGGTGTTGTGACGCTCTTCGCTCGAGAGATCGCTCGGGAGTTGTTGGAAACGATAGTGATACCGAGATCGACTAAATCAGTCATTTTTTACCGCCTGTATTCTGTACGCGCAGCTCGCGTTGTTCAGAGGATAGGGTTTATTCACATAGGCTGGCAGGTTCGCCGCTGCATACTGGCCGGTGCCTTCCTGATATTCATAGTTGTAAAGGGCGCGGGTCGTGTCGGAATCGAAAAGGTTACCATCACCGCCGTAAGTCCCTTGCCCGGCATACCAGACGTAAACAGGCGCAATGAGGTCACGCTGAGCGGTGATCCGGGTTATCGTGTCTGCGGCAATTTCCACACTCGCGATCGCAGCATCACCTTGCGCATCAGTTATGCGATACCCTTTGTTCTGAAACATCGTGGGGGTAATGGTGCTGAATGTCTCCCGCCACTGAAGTGGAGGGCTCCAGACCAGATGATCAACGAGTGACTCTCTACCAGAAAAGGTTGCTCCAATTGGCACCGTAGGGAACCAATCAAGCCGCCGGTCAGCTACCTGATGTATGACTTTCCCGATTTGCTGCCCTAACCAACGGTACCCGTTCGGGTCACGATGTCCACCGGGTTTAGACGGCACGGGTGCCTCCGGCCCTGCCAGAAAGACGTTATCCCGTTCGTTCTGCAATTCAATATGGGCCATGCCGATCGACAAATTCGTGTTGTCGCGGGTGTAATTATCGCCTGTCTGCATGGTGATAAAGAATGGACGCTCTGTTACACCAAAAATTGCCGGGTTTTCTGATGCGATATCATCAAACAGCGTGCCCAGCTTCGCCTTATACAGGTCTTTGTCAGTCGTTCCGTCGGTACCCAGGTAGTTCCACTGGTTGCCGTTATAGACGCATCCGGCGATCCCGCAGGTCAGCGGGCGGCCAACCTCTACAGATTTCGCATCCACCAGCGCCTTGATGTTGTTCAGCGCCTTCAGCACCCGGTTTTCATAGTGTTGCGATGGGGCTCTTTTCGACAGTTGCTCAACAGAACGGCCGGCAACGGCGCAATTCACTACGATGATTTTCCTGTTTGGGTTATCCGTCATGCCCTGGAGTTGCAATTGAAGCGCCCGCCACAGATGAACCGCACTGACTGCACTATCCTCACCCTCACTGGTATCTCCAGGTTGTAAGGCAGCAACCTGTTCGTCGGTAATGCCAAGACCGTTTGTCCCTTGAACCACCGCCCGCAGGGGTGTGAATACATTCTCTCCAAGCGGGGCATAGGTGCCGCTCCGAGAGCTGCCACGTGTCGAATTACCAACCATCAAAAGGTTTTTCAATCTCGCGAGCAATTTTCGTTAAAGCGGGCCATCCTTCCATCGCTGATGCGAGCGACTGACCGTAAACAATAATGATGCAGTAATCCCAGATGGCCCCGGCAATGTCATACGTGATGCCTTTCGATTTTCTAAACATCGCCGTCAACTTGTTCCGGTTGTCCCTTTCCAGCAGAGAGTTACCCGGCTCTGGTGGTTTCGGGGGCTCAGGGTCTACTGCAGGTGAGTCCTCCGACTGAAACTCAAACGACTGCGGATCCATCATGATAAAACGCCCTTCGACGTTCGTTTTGATCGTGAAGGCCTCGTTAATTATCGCATCAGTCGCAACGCGTACTCTGGTCGTGCCAAAGGCACCGCCCTTTTCGATTTCGAATTCAGAAAAACCGTTCGGATCGCGAATGGCTGCGGCGAGATCGGCCTTATCATCCCTGAGTGAGTTCGCCACTTTTTCCACAGCGTTACCGCTGGTAGTGAAAACGCCTGTCGGTGTCAGCACTTTATTAACGTTGTGGTATTCATCAGAAACATGGCCTTCAACAGTAGAGCGAACCCAGATGTACTCTCGGGTTTCTGCACCACCGTTAACCGCCTCTTGCGCTTTCGTTAGCGTTGGGTATGCGTCAATTCCAGCCTGTGCAGCATCTGCTGACGCCTTTGCATCATCCCGCGCTTCTCCTGGCTTGCTGCGCATACACGGCGGCTGCAGCCCGCATATCATCAACTATCGCCACAATCGCTGGCGTTAATTCATCCTGCCCAGGGCTGGTCAGAAAATCATTGAGCGTCCCTGGCTTCGAGTCGCTATAAACGGTGATCTGCCCTACTTTCTCGAATGGACGCCCATACGCCTCAATCATTACGTTATGCGTGCCGACTTCGACCGACAGTGAATAGCTCCCATCTGTACCTGTAGTAGAACTGGACGGCGCCAGGTGAACTACTGCCGATGACGTTTTGACCGCTGTCAGCATAATGGTTACACCGGGGGCGCGGATCGCCATTTGGGCCGATGAGTTTACCGCTGATTAAAACAGCCATATTTTCTCCAATAAAAAACCCGCCGAAGCGGGTTGATTTTTTCAATGATATTTATACTACTGAGAACCCGCTATTCTGAGGTGTCGCCCAAACCATTACCGTGTAATTTGTAGATTCACCATTACCCCTGGTCGAGGGAACCAGCACTTACATTTATATCAAGTGCTTCTCCTTTACCTACATCCCGGAGAAAAACTGAACATCTTCGTGTAAGAGTAACCAGTAGAGGATTCACCATTTCTGGCAATATCTAACCCATCAACAGCACTTCCTTCATTACCATTGAAGTAAATTTTTGTTTTTTGGTTTTTACGCATTACAGCCATTACATAACCATAAATACGCATTGGCATTAATGGATTGCCATCATAATGAACAGTTCGCCCACCACCGGTATTTGAGACGTTAAATGAGAATGAGTTTCCCTGAACTAGATTCCCTTCAATATTAGCGGCTGATAACTTACCGTCGATAGTACAGTTTTCAAGGATGTGGCAATTACCTATCGTCCCATTATTAAACCATCCTGAACTTGAACGAACATTGCCCACCACATCTATATTACTGAAAGTAGCAAAACCGTTTTTATTTATGGCCCACCCTTGCCGCAACTCAGGATTTTCATTCCATACATAATTTGATGAGCTTATTTCCTCTGCAATTTTTGCATTAGTTATAGACGCATCTTTTATAAATGCCGAGTTCATGAAAACTTGGTTATTCTCAATCGCGAACGGGACAGATACTTCAGAACCCTGACCATCAGCAGTATTCAGCACAGCGAACCGGTCAGCCAAGATCAGTACCTGGCTCTGCATTCCTTCCGGTGTATTTTCAACGCCAACGCCGATCCCGGCTGTGTATAGCTTTCCGTCAACGGTCTGGCCTACTTTGACAGACCACATATCCTTCAGCTTGCCAGCATCTTCCACCGGCCCCAGCAGCTCCTGCCCCAGCTCCGTCTCGGTGATTTTCCCTTTCAGGTAGTCCAGTACCTCGCTGGCGTCATCGCTTGACGTTCCTTGCGTCCAGCCCGTCCACGGCCCTGTATTTCCCAGCTTATCCACCAGACGCGCCTGGAACCAAAAATTAATGCCAGCGGCCAGCCCCGTCATCGTGTGGCTGCGCTGCGGATAGGCGTAATCACCCAAGTGCATTTTGTTGCTGCCATCTGAGTTCTGGCTATACCAGATTTCAGTCCGCTGCGTGTCCTCGGCCCCGAGAGGAAACTCCCAGTTCAACACAATTCCGAATATCTGTCCTACCGTCGTGAAGCTGGCCAGCGCCGGCGGCTCTCCCTGCTTGCCGGTCAGTACCATTTCTGGCGCGTTCGCCCACACGCTCGAAATTTCAGAAGGGTTTATGGCGCGTACGCGAGCCTGATAGCGGCCAGCATAAATACCGGAAACCTCAAAGCCGAGCGTTGACGTTCGCGGCGCAGGTATCCAGTTGCCGTTGTCCCGGCGCCACTCGGCCTCGTAGGCAATCGCACTTTCAGCCCGATCCCATGTAACACGTAGTGTAGCCACGGCCAGCCCTTGAATAATTGCTGACGACTCACCTATCTGGACATTCTTCGGCGGCGGCTGCACACCAGGCGGGATAACGCTGATCGGCGGGTCTTCAATCCGCGCACCTGTATCGATTTTTGCAAATTTATTTGGGTCATGCTCGACAGCGGTAATATCGAACGATACCCCGTCATCGCCTTCTTTAATGCCTGTAACGCGGAACTGCTGCAGCGCGAGGTCTGACGCGTCAACTGCCCACACTGATTCGGCAACCGGCGTTTCAGAATACGCCGTCGTGACCGTAACTGTTTTACCCGATACCGCTGCAATGGTTCGCCCCTCGGTCTTACCGCTTGGCAGGTTCAAAATCAAACGTTCGCCAACAGCTGCGGAGGAAACCCGATCAAGGTTGATATTGCGACCATCAACAGAACTGATGCGGCCACCAAGCGGACGACCAGCCAACATTTCATCGGCTACGGCAATAATCCAGCCTGGCAGCGGAACCTTGCCATCAAGCCCCACAGTAAATGACACCATGCGATCCTTGTCGTTGGTGTGGAGCAGCCATTTTCCCCGGCGAATCCCCTCTGACTTCCGTATGCATCCGATCGCCGTCAGGTCAGCTTGCTTGATGCCATAGCGACGAATCAGCGACTGCTCTGCAACTGGCTCTATCGCGTCCTGATAACCGTTTGCAGGGTCGCTCCAGCTCACCATGCAGGTACTGTAATGCGTTTTCTCACTGGCGCTGGAATAAGTAAATTTGCCATCTTTAACGCTGGCGCGAGTGAAAATGTATTTAACGTCGGCGGGCATGTCGGCCAGGACATTCATGCCGTTATTTGCCCAGAAGGTAGAGCCGCGATAAATTGACGCTATATCGCGCAATACGTTCCAAGCATCCTCTTGCGACTGGATGTAAACATCACACAGAAAACGCGGTTCTTTTCCGTCACCGCCCCGGCCATCCGGCACCAGTTGATCGCAATACTGCCCAATCTGGTACAAGTCCCATTTCGTCAGCGCGAGGTTTTCAGCCTTTACTCGGGTTCCGATAGAGAACCGGTCATTTATCATCAAGTCGTAGGTTATCCAGGCTGGGTTATTCGTCCAGGCTGTCTTAAACGTGCCGTCCCATGTGCCGGTATATTCCCGCGTCTCGGGGTTATAGTTCGATGGCACACGGATAATCCTGCCTTTTGGTTCACAGGAAACTTGCGGGATATTAGGAAACTGCTTTGCGTCGAACTGGATAAATAACAGTGCCGTTTCGGGATAGCGGAGCTTGGCGTCTATCGTCTCCGTAATGGCCTCAATAACCATCTTATCGGCGATACGATTACTGGTGCTGTTCGGTGTCAAACGACGCGCGCGAACCTGCCAGCCAGTTAAAGCCGGGGGTAAATCAACACGGTGACTGCGTTCATATTTTGTTGTTGTTTTACCATCAACCGCTGTATGCAAGACCTCTTGATATGCGCCACCGTCAGTTGCAACGTCGATCGCATATTCAATGCGATATCCCACAACGTCACCATTATCCTGTTGCTGTTGTAATTGCGCCCAAGAATCCCGCAAACGCACAGCAGAAAGTTGAGTGTTGGTCACAGAACGAACCCAGTCACGCTCACTCGTCAGTTCGGTGCTAACCGTGATTTCATTTTCAACGTCAGGCATACCGGGGATGTAATCCTGATGCGGGGTGCCTGAGCGGAATTCCCATTTCACACCGGGGAAGTTTTCAGTGCCATCTGCTGACGTCAGCGGAGTGCCATCGAGAAAAATCCGGGTACCATCGAGATCCCCCGCAAACTCTCCTTCACCCAGCGCCAGAAGTATTTTTGCGTATGAAGTGGACTGCAAGGAATCAGGTGATTCTGTCGGTGTGCTGGGGCTACTGCTTCCACCTTTCCGGCCTTCAATAACGTGCATGCTTTTCTCCAGGCGTAAAAAAACCCGCCGGAGCGGGTTCAGTAAATCAGAGGCTTCTAATTACTGCTGGTCTTCTGCATAGATGCCAGCGGAGATAATGGCGCCACCAATGCGACGCTTCCCATATAGAATCGGCACTGGATTACCCTGGGCAATGGTATTAACTGGCCCACCGAATGCGTATGACGGCTTATTGTCAGGATCTTGGCGTGAAGCCAGTCCGCCCTGCATAGGTGAAAGCATTTGAATGACGCCACCAAGCATCATGGCTCCACCAGCCCACGCCAACTGAGCACCAAACGCGGACATTGTCCCAGCAGAAAATACTGATATAAGAACACCCGCAACAACCATCACTGCACCTAAAATCGTTTGGAAAACACCTGCTTTTTTACTTCCGATAATTATTGGTGCTATTCGTATATCTCGCCCGTTTGAAGGCATGATGAGATCATCTCTACTCAGCCCATTCTTACCCTCAAACACAGCAAAAGTTAAACCGATTTCCTTGCTTTTCAGTAAGAAGTTTTGGAATCCAGGGATAACCGTACATAACGCTTTAATTGCCTCTTGAGGACTATCAACCGCTAGTCGATGAACTCTTCCGAATGTTGCGCCAAGAACACCATATAAACGTATGGTCTTAACTTCAGGGATTAAAAATGGCATAAGATATTCCAATAAAAAAGCCACCTATTGGTGGCTTATTTTCAATTTAATGGAAGGGGTTTTACATCAAGGTTACCACTCGGGTCTGAGAATAACCTGACTGCTTTTGTTTGGTTGTGCTTTAGGCTTAATTCCCTACCAACAGGCACATCATCTGCAAAACAAACTTTCCCTTCGCCCTTCATCGCAATATTGTGTTCACCAGCAGGAAGATATAAATCTACACGTTCGCCAGGATTGAGGCTCGCAGATCGTACACCGTCAATATATACACCAGCAAAACATCCCGCCCCTAACATTCCGCTATCTCTAACAATAATCAGTTTTGCACCATCTTTAATTGGAGATTGATATTTAAAAATCCGCTCTTTAGGGGCTGGTCTTGCCTGATCAGGAAAAACAGCCTGAGTCGCACATCCAGAGAGAAAGGCAATTGCTATAACAAACGCTATTCTTTTCATCGTGATATCCCTTAAATTAATATCCCAATATCATAGCAGCAGTTCAGCCCTTGTAACGCAAAACCGTTATCGTTCGTTCTTGCCAGTACCCACCATAAGGAACGCGCGTGCTGAGCTGGCCATACATGTGATGCACCATCAACCCATCACCCAAGTAGACTCCTGCGTGATTCGGCTCCGGTGCCTGAACTTGCATAACGATTACGTCACCGACTTGGACCGCACCTGATGCCGGTACGAAACCTGCCTCGGAGTAGAGCTTCATATAGAGGTTTTCACCCCGTTCCCACCAGCCATCTTCACGCGGGTAGTTCGGCAAGGTGACATCACGCTCGAGCTGATACCAATCCCGGACAATTGCGTAACAATCCCAGAACCCATGCACGAACGGGCGGCCCAGCAATGGCTTGATGCCCTGCGTGGGCATGACCTCACGAATATCCCCCTCTGGCCAGCTGGCAATGATCCAGGGCAGTTGTGACAGGTCACACTGTGCAATATCGAGTTGGCTGGGTTGGGTCGTTGCATCGGGGTGACTGTGAACAATCGAAACGATTGTGCCAGCATCCTCAGCGGAGGCGTAATCCTCGGGCGCAAGGCTAAACTGTTCGGTCGGCTCAGGCGCATGATTGCGACACGGGATATAGCGCTGCCGGCGGCCGTTTTGCACCACCAGCCCGCAACACTCCCGTGGATACTCCGCCTCAGCATGCGCCAGAACGGCGCCGATTATCTGTTTACGCATCATCACCTCTTCAGCAATGCGGAACCGGGGAAACCACCGAAGGGCAATTGCTCTGTGGCGCCCCAGCGTTTTTTGCAGTCACTGAGCAGACCGCCGCAGTTGTCTTTTGACGGGTCGTCTACCGGATTGCCATCCTGATCAAAATAATTCGTGCCGGTATAACCACATGACGGACCTCGGTACTTGCCTTCAATGCACCATGTGCAAAGGCTATGAATCTGGCGACGAGGGATTAGCATCCCCTGCAGATCGGCAGGCGAGGACAACTGAAACTGAATAACTTCATTGTCCTCACTGGTTTTGTTTTCGATATAGTAAACATCCAGCTTTTCTTTTGTGGGATCAGCTTCTGGGTTCCCGTCCGGATAATTTCTGGCATCAAGATATTGCGCAAAAGTAAAGTGCCGGGTGACTCTGGCCTGCGCCATGTTTTTGATATGCCAGGCACATAGCTGAAATTGTTCCGTCAAGGTTTGCCACGCTCAACGTAGGGGTTGGTGCGCTGCCATCGCTGGTGACTTCGAATCCCTCCGCCTGCACTGGCCACGGTTTGTACTCCTGACCCTGCCACCAGATGGATTTAGCCGGCAGCAAATTCGGATCACTGCCGGCAGCAACCAGCTCCGCTTCTGTATACGGGATCGGATAGTTATGAAAAAACAGCTCTGGCCCGTCGAACATGCTTCCATCCACGTGGAATAGAAATACCCGACTACCAGGCCGTAGCAACTGGAGATCTGCATTAATTGACATGATTTTTCCTACGGATGATTAGCGCGGGTGAATGTGACCGTCAGGGTGTAATTACGGCCCTGAGCGTTGGCAAAAGTGGGGGTTATGGTAAAGGCCCCCGCATTATAGAGCCCCAACTGGTACAGCGGATTACGCCACTGGAATGAACGGTACCCGTTGTGTTCTCGCAAAAATGCCACGATCGGCTCAATAAACGGCCAGGGGCCAGTAAACGTTAATGGCCAGCTCTCCTTCTCGCTATTAATACCATCACCGGTCACCTGCCTGTAGCCATCACCAAACTGCACTTCCCGGACAACCGGTTCAAACTCCCCAGCCGCACCATAGCGCGGAGGGAAATGGAATGTTTTAAGTTGTGCCATCAGCCCCTCCTGCCGCGTATAGCCCGATCTATCACACCGTTTTGGCCGAGATCTTTGTCCCTCAGTTCACGGTATTTTTTCGCTACATAATTACCGATATCAGCGCCAAACGATTCCAATCCTGGCGTCGTTTGCTGTTGCGATGACTGACCATTATCCGCGATGTTGATATTTACTTGCGGCGCAGCGCCGGCAGCACCTGAAGCCGCACCACCATAAACACTGACGCCCAAACGCCCATCTGGACCGCGCTTAAGGGGCAATATCCCCTCGGCGCCCGCCTCACCCATCACCCCGGCGCCCTTGGCAAACGCGAAGAACGTCGGCTGGCTCACAACACAACCTGCCCGCTGTATGCGCTCAGCGACGGAGACGAGTAGACGCCGCCCTTGGCGTTAGCAAACATCGGTACTGCCCCCGGATTATTACCAGCACCGCCACTAAAGGCCCCGAAAAGACTTTGTAAGCCTTGACTCAATGCCATTCCGCAACGCAATTTTGGCCAGATCAGCCAGAATAGATACGGTGAACGATTTAAATCCTGCTTTACCCGTCGTCACAAAAGACGTTAGAGCATCCTCCATACCCGAAAAAGCCCCCGTGAAAAGAGACTTGGTCATACCGGCGGTATCCGACGCCTGATCCTGATAATTGCTCCAGGCAGAAGAAGCGCCGGCCATCCAGTCCCCTCGTAACTTGTCCTCCGCCGTATAATAATCCTGCGCGGCCTGCAGCTGACGCTTATAACCGGCATCGTCCAGGCTCCCGCCCTGGTTTTGCCATCCCTGACTAAGTTGGGCAAAAGTGCTTTCACGCTGGGCGGCACGATCCCCCAAGCCGGCACTGCGCTGCAACGCCTGCTGCTTCTCGGCCATTTGGGTGACATATTTGGTCGAGGCGTCCTGCAGTTTGTTGAGCCGTTCCTGCTGAGCGATTTGATCGCCGAGCGCGGCTTTCTGTTCCGCCAGCGCCAGTACTTTATCCTTGCTGGATAACAGAGACTTTTCCTGTGCGGAGAGCTGACGCTTACCAGCCGCCTCCTCCAATACAGTGAACTGCGCTTGAGCTTTCCATAGATCCTTGCGCTGCTGGCTTATCGTGTCATTCAGCCCACTATGCTGGCGAAGTACCTGCAATTGAGCCTGCAGAGCCAACATCTCTGACTGCGTACTGTCTATCGCCCGTTCACCGACAGGTGTGCGGTATTGCGGTCCTTTCGGGGTTTTCGGGTCCTTGAACTGCTCGTTAATTCGTTTGATCTGTTTGTCGCGATCTGCCGCAGTCTTGATGATGCCGTTGTTGAAGGCTTCATTCGTCTGACGGATTAACTTCGCGCGTTTTTCTTCCTTGGTCTGCAGCGTGGTAGCCAGTGCATCCTGTTGCTGCGCAAGGCGCAGACGTTGCTGCTCATTTTCCTTTTGCTGCTGACCTATGGTTTGTATGCCCTTCTCCACACCGCGGCGCAGGCTTAAGGCATCAAGCTGGAAATTGAGCAAATCCAGTTCTTCACGCCAGGCTTGCAGCTTGCCGTTCTTCTGGTTGTACCCAGTACGTTCAGAGTTTGCGATCTGCGCCTGAATGCTTGCCGCACGGGATTGCAATTCGGCGGTAGCTTCACCGGCCGTCTTGTCACGGAAAACACCCGTGATGGCATCCCACATACCACCGGCCATATCCTTCAGTGTTCGCATGTAAGATTCAACCGCGGAAAGTTCGGTTTTCATCTTCACTGCGGCACCATGCATCGCATCAGCCGCAAGATCTGAGGCCAATTTCACGGCATCCATTTGCCGCCCTTGTTCCTCAAGCGAGCGGATGTTGGCGTACTGTTCTGCCGTCAGGAAATGCAGGCTTTCATTCAGCGCCAAAATGCCCTGACTGGGATCCTTGGCTATCGCGGTAAACTTGCCGGCCAACACATCCAGCCCTTCGCCACTTTCTTTGGAATAGGCGGCGATAGCCTGGCTTACCTGTGAAAAGTTGGTACCGGACGTGGCACCGGCGGCGATCAGAGCCTTCAAAGAATCGGTCACAGCAGTAAAAGACTGCCCGGCAGCCGTGCCTTGATAGACTAAATCCTGCAGCCCCTGTTTCGTTAACCCGGATACACCGTTAGTCCGTACAAGTTCTCGGTTAAGATCGGCAATCCGCTTGCTGCTGTCATAAGCATCATAAGCCAGTAACCCCATCACCGCGGCGGTGCCACCAATAAGCAACCGTGCCGGCGTTAACAGACTGAGCATTGCTTTTAGTGCATTACCGGCACCACCAAAGCTATCTTTGATCTGGCCACCTTGCTGAATGGCTACCAGCCATATTGGAGCACCAGATGCCAGCGAGGTAGTGATGTCGGTGATCTGCATCGGCAATTGGCGCATCGCCATGCGATATTGGCCAGCCGAAATCGCACCGCGTTTCCAGGCATCTTCCTGTTCGCGAATTTTGGCAATTAAAGGGGCCGCCTGTTGAGTAACACCCAATTGCGCCGCTTTGTACTCCTGAATCTGTGATGCTGTTTTCCCTTGCAAAGCAACCTGCTCACGAAGCTTCTGCAGGTAATCATCCTTGGCCTGAGCTGCGGCACGCTCCGCTTGCGCCAACGCACGTTCTTTAGTTGCCGTCTCCGTTACCAGGGAAAGATAGTCACCCTGCGTAATGTTGCCGGATGCCCTGGCAACCCGGATCTGTTCCTGAATAACCCGGAGTTCTTGCAGACTATTTTCAGCACCCTTAATCGCATCAATTTGACGGAAAAATGACGCTGTGAGGCGGTCCTGTGCATCGCCGGTCACTTGGGATTGTTGCTGTTCCTCCCTGAGTCGCGCACTGAGCTCGGCGATACGCTGATGCGTTTCATCGACGGCACGCGATGCTTCAGACCATTTCCCTTTCATGCCGTCCACGGCAACAGCCTGGCTGGCCTGCATCTTTGTGGTGGCACCGGCACTATTTTCAGCTATCCCACTGATCGTTGCTGCCTGGCGTTCTGCCAAACGACGCATACGATCGGTAGACACATCCGCCTTACGGCTTGATTCGAGCAACTGACGCTCAACGCGGCCCATCTGCTCCTGAAAAGAGACCGTGTTTGCATCCAGATTGACGACAAGATCAGCAATCTGTTCCGCCATAGCGTACCCCTCCGAAAATCCCCTCCCCGATTAACATCAGTTCATCGTCTGTTTGCTCTGTTTCCGGCTCGGGTGAAGTTAATATGCTTAAATCACCGGGATAAATTTCTTCGTCACCGGACGTAAACAGAGCCACCATGGTTGCTTTGAGTGATGAAAACTCAGCATCAAGCAAGGCATCAGAAAAGCGGTTTTCCCGGTAATACTCTGCCCACTCGCCCAGCTCCGTCGAACTGATCTCTGAAAGCATCTGCCGCCAGTCCGGGCGTTTAAACTCGCGCGCCAGACGCATGGCAAAGTGGATTTCGGAGGCTAGGGCTTTTCCGGGGTAAGGTCTTTCTCTGGCGTTGGGGGGGCATGTTCATCGACATCTGATGGTTCAGCCTGGGCCGGTATCATATCGCTCAGCACCAGGACCTTCTGGCTGCAGCCGGCAATGGCCGCGCCGGACCAGTCTTCCAACACAGCCTGATGCAGTGTTTCAACCTTCTGTTTTTTATCACTATGCAAAAGGGATGCGGCCACCAACCAGGCGTTAATGCGTAATTGCATGGTTGTAAAAGCGATATTTCGATCAGAATCACTGGTATCTTCAGGAAGTGCGTCGTATTCATCTGCCGATCTTTTAATAAATGAAAGATAATCAATACGTTGCAATCCTGAAAGTTCGCTAATCTCGACCTTCTGATCGGCATAGTCAAACGTGCCTTTTTTCAGCATAAATCCACCAATAAAAAACGCCCCTTTCGGGGCGCTGAATTAAAAATTAAGCAACCGTGACTTTGGCAATGGCCACCATCAGGCCATCGTTTGTCATGCCGATAATATCCACGCTACCGGCTTTAACCCCTTTCACGGTGGCCACGTTGCCATTCAGTGTCACTGTAGCCGTCGCTGGTGCAGACGTGCTCACACGCAGTGTCGCGTCCAGTAGCATTGGTTGGAAGAACGTTGAAGGTCAGGTCCACTGTGGCCCCCACGGCAACATTAGCTGTGGTTGGCGCTACGGTTACACCGGTGACAGGAACGACTGGTGAATCACCATCTTCGGCAATATAAGGTCGCCCGGTATTGGTGACCTTAATGGAGCGGGGTGATCACCTCCTTCGCAGTCACGGTTTTCCCGAGGCTGCTTACCCAACCTTTGAACACATCAACGGCGGCGTTCGGGTATTTGATCTTATAGCCGCGAACCTCGCCAGAGTGGAACCACGCTACCAGACCTTGTTGGCCTGTTTCGCCGGGTTTCCATGCCAACGTCAGGTTAGCCTCACCGGCGGACTTCGCCCCCTGAGCCGTAGCGTTCCAGTCGGCGTCTTCATCATCAAGATAACTATCATCATAGGAATCAGCGGTAATTTCCCCTGGTTGTAGTTCCTTGATCTTCGCCAACCGCGACCAGCCAACATCACTGAGCGGGTTGCTGTACGGGTCACCGGTGCCCGTATAAAGCCAAAAAGTTGTTCCGGCGCCTTTTACCGGCGCCAGAGGGTTTGGAGTTGTCATTATCAGGCTCCTTACATGGTATAGGTCAGTTGGTAGGGAAAGATCGGCGGCGCCCCAGGTAGCCATTTCATCATCCCGTTGGTAGTCGTAACCCGCGGGAACCATGGTTTCTGCCAGGCTGGCCATATCAGGTATATCATTCAAGACAGGATAGATTTTCTCTTCTACCCACTGATCCAGCGCCGCATCAGGTTGGCTGGCTTTGAGGTACACCACGATATGCAATATGGCGCGCCAACTGTCCTCATCCAGCGTTGCACCCGTATAACGTGCATCATCAAGAAATACGGCCACTGCCGGCAAATCGTTCTCATCGACGAACGCCGGGCGGCCGTCGAAATAGGTCACATCGCCGGTGATTGTTGCGCGGCAACGGTCCAGTACCGCGTTACGGATCTCAGAATGCTTAATCATCAAATTTTCCTCACAAGATAAAGCCGCAGCTGGTTTTTCAGGGCATACCCCATTTCCTTGCCCATATCGGTTTCCAGCAAACGCCGCGTCTCCTCCTGGTAGGCTTTGGTCAGCGGTGTCACCAATGGAATTTTGACGACCTCGATCGGATATCGTGACCGACCGACACGCCTCATTACATGCCATCGACCGTTGGCCAACTGCTGTATAAATGCGTTGCGGAAGGTATAGCGCCCAATCTTCAGCACGCTTCCCTTCTTACCCACAAACCCAACGCGGCGAGATAGCTGCATTCGTGCCGCTCCGAGCTTGATCGCTGGCAAATTACCGCGGTTAATTGAGAGCGATGCCCTCGGTGGGTTTTGTTCGGCGCTGGCCCTACGCAATCGGGCACGCTGCCTGATCAGTTTCTGTTGCACCCGTACATCTTCGGCCACCAGCTTGGTACTTCGACTAATTGCCCGCCCGGCCACGCGGTTGAGCGATTGCGCCGTCGCGCGCGGCACCATAGACTTGCTGAGGGTGTTCAGATTACGAATGGCCTGTTCAATGCCTTTCATCGCTGCTCCCCTTATTCAATCCAGATATGCGGCTTACCGTTGAAGAGCTGGTAACGCGTCACGATGTAATTTTTACCATCGAATATCACCGCATCGTTTCTGCGAGGCCGGTATCCCGGGGTGAAGATCACCAACGAAATACCGTCTCCGCTCATTGCCTGCAGCTCAGGAATGAAATGGGCTTCCACCGCAACATGTGGCGAGTCCGCCAGCGTGACAGGTTTACCAAGCCGGGACAGCGTGACGCTATCCATCCTGGCAGCCATCCTGTCAAACGGATTAGCCATTGAGTTTTACCGATACCACGGTGGCGTCTTTAACCGCAGCCTCCCAGGCATAACCTGCCGCGACTGCATCAACATCAGCCAGTTGCACCACGCCGCCTTTAATAAATACCTTCTTACCGGCAGGAATGACGTCGGCCGACAGTTTAGGCAGTTGAAACACGCCGGATGTAAAACCGTCACCGATGCGACCTTTAGGAATGTCCGTAATAGCCACAGCGACCAGATCCCCCACAACAACCGGATCGCCGCTGGCGATATCCGCTGCAGTGGCCGCGATCGCGATGGTATTACCGTCTTGTACAAAGTTCTTAGCCATTTGAAACTCTCCATACGGCCCGCGAAGGGGCCGAATTTCAGGTATAAAAAAAGCCCGTCAGGGCCGTAATGTTTGCGCTGCTGGCTTATTTGCCGGACGAGTAAGTCAGGCCGCGGTGATCGATCGGGGCCACGCCGGCGTCAATACGAACCTTGGTCGCGATACCGTCAGTGTTGAAACCTTCTTGCTGATCGATATATGGCACGTCAACGCCGTTGAGGTATGCGACCTCAATTGTGTCGCTGCCTTTAGCTGATGCCAGATACCACGCGGCAGGATCAGCATCGTCAAGACGAGCTTCACCAATCACAGAGGCAAAGTTTTGGATCGGGTTTGATAATCCCGGCATTGATATCGGCCCCTTTCACGCTGGCCGATTTGATTGTCTGATTGGCGATCGTTTCCAGAGCGGTCGGTACCAGCAGGAAAGCTGGACGAATGTTCAACGAGCGGCCGGTGGTCGGTTCTTTCTGCGTACGCATCAGCTGACGGGCTTTATCCAGGTTAGCTACGTCAATCGCGCCGTTGGTCATGTTTTTATGGTCGGCACTGAACAGCTTTTTACCGTCCGACATAACTTTGTTATCCACCAATACGGCATAAACCAGATCGCCGATCGTCGCTTTCGCCGCGCGGCCCATCTTCATCGGCACATCCGTCAGTTGGTTGAGATCGTCGTTGATGATGGCCTGGCGGGTGATAGAGAAAATTTCCCCATAGGTGGCCAGCGCAATTTTTTCACCGCGATCACCGGTGGTAACATACTTGTACTCGGCCCCCTCACGTACCTGCCGTAACGATGGGAACCCACCCAGACCGACGCGGGTCGCAGTTTTAAAGTCTGACAGTTGGCCTTTCTTGGTCCACTGTTCAAACGTTTCGGCTGCTTCTTCCCAGCCCTGCAGAATCGACTTGTTCGCCACATCCAGCAGAATGTTGCCAAAGTCGGACGTGCTGTGCGTCAACGCCAGACCGACCATTTGAACCGGGTTGAGCGTCGAAACGCTGATCCCTCGCTCGGTCAGCGACATACGTGCCAGTTCGCGAAGTGTCATGCCGTTATAGGCGTTGCTGTTATCACGCTCTTCATAACCGGCGCGGGCCATCAACATTTGTCGTACACCGTCGCCGACAATGTTGCCGTTACCAATATGACCTTGTGCGCCAGGTAAGGTTTTGTCTGAAGGCGTTGCCCCTTTGCCCAACATCTCCAGCAGCTTGTCTTTTGCCGCCGCCACGGTGCAATCAATATCAGCGATGCAACTCGCCTGCAGATCCATGTGTTTACCGCCAAACATGGCAAACAGGTTGTTGATATCTGTCACCCGGGCTTTTTGTTCAGCAACCACTTGCGCACGAATAGTGGCTGCATCTGGATTACCCTGATCGACAGGTTGCGTTGGTTGCGGTGTTGGTTGTGGCGCCGGAGTGGTGCTGTTGCGCGGTGGAGTGATCAGGTTACGGATAGAATTTGGCATTTTCTCAAAATCCTCAATGCGTTTGGAATGAATACAGGCCATGGCCTGCAGAGAGGGGGTGACCTGATCAGCGAAACCTAAAGCAAGGCATTCTTTGCCATCCATCCAGGTTTCATCATCAAGCATGGCGGCAACTTCTTCCGCCGACTTCCCTGTTTTGGCCACATAGGCCGGGATCAATACGTTCTCGACCTTATCCAGCAAGTCAGCGTAATCCCGCATGTCATTGGCATCGCCACCGGCGAAGCCCCAGGGCTTATGGATCATCATCATGGTGTTTTCGGGCATGATGACGGGGTTTCCAACCATCGCGATTACTGAAGCCATAGAGGCCGCCAGGCCATCAATATGCACAGTAATCGCAGCGCCATGGTTTTTCAGGGCATTAAAAATGGCGATACCGTCAAAAACATCGCCGCCAGGGGAGTTGATATGCAGATTTATTTGGGTGATATCGCCCAAGGCCTGCAGGTCTTTAACAAACTGCTTGGCCGTGATCCCCCAGTAACCGATCTCGTCATAGATGTAGATATCGGCGGAGCTGTTGGCCTTGGCCTGCATGCGGAACCAGGAGTTATTTCTTCCGGCGTTCGCTTTCGGACGACGATTCGTCCTGTTTCGTTGCTTCGGCACTGGTGCCTCCTTTGTCGTTGGCGGGATCGGTATCAAACACCAGCCCCAGCTTGTTGTTTTCGTCAATTTCAGCTTTGCGCCGGCGCTTAACCTCTGACGGGTTGGCACCTCGAGAGCGTATCCAATCGCTTTCTGTAGCCGCACCACCTCGCACCTGCACTTTCCAGCCGTTGGCCTCTTTCAACGGGTCAATCCACGGCATCACCGGGCCGCTGTACACGGCGTTAAAAAGTGATTTCATGTCGAGATCAGCCGGCGTTTTTATCACGCCAGAGGTGATCGCCATCTGCAGCCAGTTTCGGTAATTCGGACGGGAAATGGCCGCCACAAATGAGTCTTGAAGGATGTTGTAGCCTTCGAATGACTCCACCAGCTCTTGCCGTTGGGATGAGTAGGTACCGTTATAGTCCCGTGCGATGCTGGAGTAACTACCACGGCTGCCTGCAGATACCGCTCGCAACTGCCCATTTCGAAAGTTTTCAAGATTTGGATTGGGCCGATCGGATTTAATCATGCCGATATCTTCACCAGGCTGTAGCCCATCAAAGAGCATGCCCGGCACGATATCCATTTCCCGCTCCTCCTTGTCTTCGCTTTCTGGATACGACTGGCCATCACCTTTTTTAACGTACATGCCAAGTGCCGCGGCAATACGTGCTGCTGTCAGTTCTGCATCTTCGTAATCCTTCAGCGCACTGAGACGGATAAGGATGCCGGACAGCAAGCTGTTGCCCCTGATTTGGTGAAGTCGGCGCACAAACTTCAGGTGCAACATGTTGTCGGCGTTGATTTCCTTTGTATCACCCAACGCTATACCCGATGTGGTAAGTGATTTATGAACCTGGTACTTGATAGGTCGTCCCCAGGCATTGAGGAAAATCCCCTGGCACAAACCTTTTCCGCTGTCATTGCTATCCAGAGGCACGAAATCGGGCTCCAGCGCCTCCAGCCAGAATGGCACCCCTGCCTGCGGAGTGAGTCCGGTGACTTTCCCCTGAACCATCTGACAGAAAACTTCACCGTCGCGCAGCCAGGTTCGAGCCAGTAACCGTTCCATCACCGGGCGGGTATATTGGCCAGTGACTTCGGGCGCCACAGACCATTCCGCCCAGGCAGCACGGATTTCTTTAGCCAGATCGTCCGCCACTGCTCCCGTTAGCAATAATGGCTGTGGTTCAACAATGATCCCTCTGGCACCGACAATCCTCTCCTCCATCTTGTCCAGCAAGCCGATCACCAAATCATGGTTGTTGTCCAGCCAACGAGCCTGCTCGCGTAAAGAGCGCCCACCAAACTGCGTCAGCTGATTAGCGTTGCGGTTCTCCCGGCGGGCCTTGTGGGTTCGAGTCGGCATCACCGCCTCATAAGCAGCAATCTTATAGCGAGCTTGCAACCTTCCCGCCTTCCAGCCTGGGGAAATGATGCCGATCACGTCATCGATAAAACTCATGGGAACCTCGCCACTTTGTACATCGGCCGTCCGCGGCGCGTCGCTGTCAAACTCGTCAACCGCCGCTCCCAGGACTCTCTGCCTTTGCGAATTTCTGACAGATTTTCCATCGTCATGGATTGGCCGTTAAACGTGATCGACTTTCCCTCCAAGACTGATGTTTCTGCGTCCAGATAGCGCTGGATCATGTTTTCGATATCAGCCTGATTCATACCCACCCTCCGGATGAATTTATGGGTGCCCACGCTGAAGGTTTACTTTCAGGGGCTGCGGTGTCTTTTTGTTCGGTTAATCTTTCAGATGTGGCAAGGGGTACAGGTGTGGGTGATGGAGTTGAGCTTTCAGTCATTTCAAAGGGTTGCGCCCAAGGGGGCGGTTTTTCCCATTTGATCTTCTCGTAGCCACGCAATATCACCAACGCATGGGCATAGACCATAAGGTCAAATGCCTCGTTAGCACCACGGCCAGGCTTCTTCCACTTACCATCTGGCCCGCGTTCTTCATACGTCAGCTCGTCATAGAACCATTCACCGATCCAATCAGGAAAATGCACATAATTCGGCCCTGCCGTATTACGTAATAGCGCGTTATTTATCCGGTCTTTTAGGGCATTAGTCTGCAGTAGATATAACGGCACATCTCCGCGAGCCTCCGCACGCCGGTTGGAGCGGCCTGTGTTATCGGGGAATGTTTTTACTGATCAACTTGCTACGGGCCTGGCTGTCCCCCTTGAAGAGATAAACCCGTTTATGCACCCCATCACGGCGGCACTTACGCCAGAATTCGTACGCATTACCCGTGACACCGTCCTCACCGCCGGAGTCCACAGCCATGGCCAGCACCGGCATTTTGATGTCGGGGTTTTTATCCAACGGCCAGGCTTTGTCCAGCACATCAGTTCGCAGCAGATCCCAATCTTCAAGATAAGCGGCAGGATCAATCGGCAGGCTTTCACCGTTCTTGTCAAATCGCATCGACTGCCTGATGTTGTAACGGTCAACCAGCCAGCGTTCCCCGTGAGCACCGTAACCCATGATTTGAACAACGAACCGGCGATTTTTCCCACCCTGAACGTCTACCGTTGCAACAAGGAAACGAACGCCCTCTGGTACAGCACGTTTGGTGATCTCCTCCGCCCTGGCCATCAGTGCATCTGATTTTCGCTGCTCAGAGGCTGACCTCGGCAAATATGGCAAGCCCCAGTCAGTGTTGATAACCGCTTTCAACGTTTCTTCACTGTCAGTGGCTTCGAATGTTTGTTCAGCCGTCAGTAATTTGTAAACCAGCTGCGCCCAGGTCTGATATGCGGCAGCAGGCCCTTCCATCCAAAATGACGCGATACGTGACCGCCGAACGTCACCGTACCTTTCCCCATTGGCCCTTATCTTTTCACCGTCCTTTAGCCATACCCCCCGCCCGTTAAGCTCTCGCTTTTGGTTGGCGTCAACCCGGCCCGCGCAGTGGGGACATTGAAGATAAGCTGCTTCGCTGGCTATCACCGGATCCGTATGTTCTCGGAATCCCGTCATGTTAGATTTCGATGGCTGGAAATATTCGCCGCAATGCGGACACGGCCAGTACCAACTACGACGATCACCACGGTTATACAAAGACAAAATCCCGGTGGTTGGCGGTGCTTCGTGCGGGGAGGTTTGTCGCCATTTACCGTTGATCTCCCGCCCTGGGGAACTTTCAACCAGCGTCATACCTGAAGACATAAAAGTGGTGGTACGCTTGGATGCCAGCGTGAACCCATCGCCTTCCCCATCAATATCGTCTGGCCAGCGGTCATAATCCGTCAGGGCTACAAAACGATAATCCGAAGAAGACATGATGTTGACCGACGGCCAGCCGATCTTCAGGTAGTTGCCGGCCCGGAATGTTTTGTCATGGACGTTATTGTCATTTGTTCGTGGGCTAAGTCGTTCAGCCACCTTTTTACTGACACGAAAAGTCCTGTCGAGACGCTTTTTAGAATGTTCGCGGGCTTTTTCTTCTGTCATCTGTATCAACAGGAAATCTGCAGGGTCACAAACAATGGTATAGACGATCCAGCCGTCGATTAACCCCACCGTTTTTCCCGTACGCGCAGGGCCAACAAACACCACCGCATCATATTCCCGTGAAGCCAGGCAGTTCATCGGCTCAATGATATAGGGGGTTAGGGTTGGATCCCAAGGAAGAGAACTCCCCGCCCCCATCGGTACCCGCATAAATTTTGTCACTGCTTCCGCCACAGGCATACGCCGGGGGGGCTTCAGCAAAGTGGCAACTTCACGACGCAAGGCGCTGGCCGATGCGTAACAATTAACTGTCATCGTCGCCATCCTCAATCGTCATAACTTCCGCCGCCAACATTTCCCGCATTTCATCTATTGCGACCTGTGCCTCGGCTATTTGATCAGGCCGCCAACCTCGGTCACGCTCTAACTTATCTGGCCAGGTATCAAGCACCTGAGAAATGCCTTTAACCAGTAATGCCATTTCACGATGGGCCTCTGACGCCGGTAGCAACTGTTTAAGTGATTCTTCCAGCTTGATGCGCTCGTTTTCAGACTGGTACCAGTCCTTGCGGTCTTTCGGCCCCATCTTTTCAGGGTTTTGAATATCATCGATATCGCCAGGTACACTCACACCGAACAACACCGGCCCCACATCTTTCAGGGCATAAACTGGGTTGCCTCTCACCGTATCGGCGATCGGCGTATTGGCTTCAAGCAGCCGCTTTCTTACCGTGCCGCGGTTCAGCCCAAAAGCCTCAGCAATCTTCGCTACGCTCCAGTTGTAGGCGTCCCCCAGATTGCTGATATTGGACATTGACACCTCACGTTGTCAGGTGAAGCCACGATTTATTTCGTTAACTCAAAGGGTTGCAAGCTGGTCAGATGACAGTAGGTTTAAAGGTTTGTCACCTGAAATACGTTTTTATTTCTATATTTCAAATAGTTATAACACCTGCTGCCGACAGCATGAAAATCCGAAAACTAGCCGTTTTCCGCGAGGTTGCCGCCCCGTGGCTGGGGTCCCCCCTCGGGAGTACCTTTTGATAATGGTTATCATTCACAAGCAATAATGATATCGTTCAGCCTGCCGTTTGGCTGAGTACAAGGTCGGTGCGGGGAGTTGGATACCGTGCATTATCGATGGTCCTCGCAAGGGCCATCTGTAATGCAGCTTATGCGGTAGGCTCAGGCATCGATGCAACAAGGGTTAACTCATCCTCTTTGAACCAGATTTCCGCCGATGAACCGTTATCAGAAGGCCAGCTCATCAGGTACATGTTCGGTTCGCTGCTGTATTCTGCTCGACCTAAAATGGTGCACGCTTCACCTGTTGTCGTTATGGCTGTCTTCCCCAACTCATATTTGAACATCTGCTCTCCTTTCTTGCTGGCGGTGGTGATGCAGGATGGTGGCTTTTGGTATAAAAAAACCCGCCGAAGCGGGTTACGATGTACTTGTTTGGCAGGTTATTTATTAATGGCTGCCTGGATAGCGTCAGCAGTTTCATCAATTTTAGTTTTCACGTCATATAAAGCGGAACTTACCCCAGAATCACTAGCAGATGCAGCTGCTTTTGCAATTTCAAGCGCGGCATTCACAGCAATTAAACGTTGATGTTTTTCTGGGTCGCCGCCCAGCGGAGTTTCATAATATTTTTCCAACATAACATTTTCCTTTTGCTAAACCTGTCGAAATGGCAGGTAACAAAATTGATATGGGGCTGATTCTTAAAACCACAAGTTTCCTGCTACTAACTTTTCCCGTTGGACTCAGCCATCTGCTGATAGCGCGGGTCGCCTGGCGCTGGAAATTTGTGGCTCTGGCTGTGGTAGTGCTGCAGGCGCTCGCGGAAAAGCTCACGTAGATGCTCAGGCTGCACTGCCTCCACCTGCGCCGGCACTATCGGCATGTTTATGCGTTCTTTGTACGCTACGCCTGACGCGGCAAGGTCTACGTTTGTCTTGTCCATGTCCTCTTTAGAGAGGTTGGCAAGGTTGAATGATTTGGTCATGGAAATCCTCCTGTTGAGGAGGATTTCCATGACCATGTATCAGTTACGTTAATCACTCAAATATGAATAGTAAAGAATCACCCAAGACGGTCTGATGCAGAAAAAATATAAATAATTCAATTAAATATAAACTCAACAGAGTGCATATCCGCTAATTTATTCAGAATAGTTCGTTTATCAACGCGACCTTTAATGTAGTCTACATAAATGTCAGACAATTCTTTCCACAAACTTGTTAGGTTTGTTTTCTTTAGCAACCCTTCGCACATTACCCACGCTGAAATAGCGTCATGCCAGCATTTTTTTAGATCACTAAGGGCTGACGCCGCTTCATTATCACCGGCGGCAAAGAAGGGTGTGGATATAGATCTAGCTTGGATTCTCTGTGCCTTGGTTATGCTCCACTCGTCAGGCATCATGTGAATAGCGTAATCCAAAGCCAGCAGAGATCTTTTGAATTCACTTCTTATTTTGGTCTTTTCTTGTTTTTGCCAAGTATTTAGGGCTAAAGCGGCATAAACAAGCGTAAATATTGCCCCAAAGGCTGCAACCCAAGCAGCTATAGCCCCATACATAACCCAATCTGCTGAGGCTCGAGTAGCAATTAAAGTTTCGTAAGATATGTAGTCCGAATCCATAGTATCCCCCATCAATTTATGGAGATAATCTTACCTTACTCTAAATAATTGACCACTCCAAACCATTACAAAACCCACCCGCGGTGAGCTTTGAATGGTTTAACAGCCTGTTGGTTGACCAACTGCACGCACCAACGCCATGATCCCGGTTTATATGGTGGTGGTGTCGGGGCTTTTCTTCCCATCATTGCCTCTCACTATCAAGCTGACGTATCGCTAGCAGTTGGTTGTTCGCCTTGTCGAGCGCTGCCAACAGCGGATCAATCCACAGCACAGCCTGACAATAGGTCAGCGTGCCGGAGGCAGTGGTGCCAGAACCGGTTGCGTCAGCGCCGCCGGTATCGGCTGACATTGCGCGGGTACGTAAACGGTTCGTGTAGTCGAGCAGCCCACCAGCAATAGCGGCAGGCACAGCCAAATCGCACGTAGGCTGATTCTTGAGGATCGTCCGGTATTCAATTTCTTTCCCCTGGGTGGCCGCGTCTGTGTTGATGCCGTACTGGCTTGCGGCCGCGCTGATTTCGTTTGCACGGTGGAACTGAAACGCCTGGGTGGCAATGGTGGTTGCCTGCAGGCTGTTATCGCTCTGAAGCTGCTTAACCTGCTCACCAGCCTCAAGCGCGTTACCGTGGAAGTGAAGCGCCAGCCATGCCAGCACAATGAAGATGATCAGCAGAACGGCAACGATGGCCCCTGTTAATCGGTTCATTTATCCAGTCCCCAGCATGCCAGCTCAGCCTCTTGGTCACGTCGCGCCACCTGGCCGAAACAGTTATTCGAGCGAATCCGGCAATCCCGGCCACCGTCAAATATCCAGCGGCGGATTTCTCGGCATGCACCATGGCGATCACCGGCATTCAGTTTTTTGTAGAACGTCGAAGTGAAGCATTTGCTGGGGCCGATGTTCCAGGGGCAGAACGAGGCGATCCCGACCTTCTGCGGCTCGGTCAGCGTCACTTTGACGTTGCGATCCACCCAATCGAGTGCTTTCTTCTGTTCGGCTGCGTCAATACGCTTGCACTGCTCAGCGGTCAGGCGCTGGCCCTTCACGACCTTTTGGCCGTTGACCATTGTCACACCACCGCAGACCGTCCAGATCCCGCCCTCATCCTGATACGCCGTTAGCCGATGCCCTTCCTTCTCATCCTGAAACTGCGCCATCATCACCGGGGCCGATGCGCCGGCAGCGATTAACACCAGCATCGCAGCACTGAGTTTCGTTTTTATCGAAGCCACTACTCGCCCCCTATCAGGTCTACATCCTGAGCGCTGATGTTCTTGGTGGAGCGGTCAATCAGGTACATTTTGAGTAGTTTCTCTCGCCGGCATCTAAACCAGATACCGACGACACACCCGACAACGGAGGAGAGAATGCCGACAATGATGCCGATCACCATCCACTCACTGGGGGAGAAGTAATTAATGGCCCCGAGCAGCAGGCCTACCAGCCAGCCGCCATGCGTGGCGTTATCTGCAATTTTTTCCGGCATGGTTCTCATACCTCCCCCTTCCGGGGATCTTTCCCGGTACCGGGTTATGGATAGGGTTCAGCCACCAGCCGTAAACGAGTAGGCGATACGGGATGTGCCAGGTGTGTGTCGGATGTTGGCTGGGGCTGAAATGCAAAAGCCCCGGCGATTAGGCCAGGGCTATAAATCATTACCGGTTAAATCATAGTAGAAACGAACTAAATATATACATCCGGTAATATGTTAATCACTTTAAGTATTTTTTAGGTTTTCTCTCACCTGGCGCTGTTGCTCTGCCTCTTGGCGCTCATACTCTGCTTCAACTTGAGAGAAACTTTTCCCACCTCGTGATTTCACTCTTGCCTTAGCTGTTGGCTCATTACCAGGAAAGAGTTTTTTGAAATCTAAATTCACCCTATTAGACTCAGCACACATCCGTACGTATCCGCGGACCATGCTTTCATTAAATTTGTACCAGCCTACTCTTTTATTGCCAAATGCAGGAATTACAACCTCTCCAAAGTCTTCTTTTTTTAATGTGCGCAGCATTCTAGAAAAAACATCATTACTAACAGGCTCCAACTCATCTTCAGCGATTTTGGATAATTGCTTTATCACATCCTCATATGAGGATATTATATCGGTTTTCTTTCTTTGCATATCTCCAGAGTCAGCAACGGACCACAAAAGATATGCATAGTGTATGTCCCTCGCATAAGTAGCTTTTTCATATGGTCCTCTCAAGGCTTGAGATACTGAACTAACAGCCATATCAAGCCCTTCAATGAATAATGCATAATCGACGCTGTTTTTCTTATATTCATACGCGATTGTAAGCATTTTCTCACATATAAGATGGATATAGTGGGGATACCCATCGCTGATACCAGCAATTTTGAATCTTACTTCATCTGGAACATCAAAACCAAATTCATTAAATGCACGATCTATTATATCGTATCTTCCATCCCAAGGCAGGGAGTCCAGTCTAAGCTCATGAATTTGTCTCGAACTTGATGCGTGGCCTGACAACATCTCTTGGAATGACTCAGCAATCCCTGTAAAAATAAACTTTACATTACACTTTTTGTCACCAAGCTGTTTTAGTAAGGTTCCAAATTTCTCTCTTTCTTTTTTGTCTTCAATCCTATCAAACTCGTCTAATACGAGAAATGGAACATCCGAGTGAATTTTTTGTAAATGTTCAAGGGCATAAACAGCCGAAGACGTATCAACTACACTAATGTCGGTGCTTTCATTACTTCCTTTCTTTTCAAACTTAATTCCAGTACCAGCAACACCGATAGATATAGATACACCCCACTCATCTTTGTGCTTTCCCTTGTAGGAGGCTTCACGTATAGCGCTCATTACAATAGACACCATCGTCGAGGAAGGATCACAACTCAGCAGTATAGGTTCAGCAGTGGATTGTAAGTCATAAGCTACAGAATGTGCCAAAGACGATTTTCCAACGCCGCGATGGCCATAAATAAAACAATGGCGGCCTGGTGCATTCAAAGCAGATTTCATATCTAGGTACTGCTTATCCCTGCCAAAAAGAAACTCAGACGCATCGATCGGTTGTGATGGCCTCACAACCCTATATAACCTCTCAATGAACTCAGACTCATCTAGTTCTGGGAACAACATATGCACCTCCATATACCATGTGAGGTTCATTATCACTCAATTGAATGCATAAAAAAAACCCACTTCGCAATGGGTTCTAAGAAGTGCCGTTAATCACAACTTTGGCAGGATATCAAATTAACGCTAAATATGGCCTATTTAATTAACTTTTGCAAGAAATTGCTGCGAAAATATCGATTTTTGTTGTGATCGTGATCTCGACAGTGAAACTAAACCATCTCGATCCAACCTCAGAAAGACACTGCGCATGCTTGACCAGTAACCGTTGTAATTCTTCGACCAATTCGGTGCAGACACCCCTACCAGCTCAGCGAGGTCTTGAAGTTGATATGTGGCAAGCCCCTTAATCTCTGATCGAACATCCTGCGCGGCCAACCAAATTAAGGCCTTCAACCTATCCAGCGTTTTTGCAGCCACCTTCTGACCACCAAGGTTCTCATTGAATTCTGACCAGCCCCACCGGGTAATTTCAATCTGATGTTTGAAGTCCAGATCATGTGCATAGCACCAGGACAGCCAGCTGCGTTGATGCCCAACCAGCGGATATGCAGCGCGGCGCCATGAGGTTGCTGAAAATGTTTCTGGCTCTATCAGGGCAATGGATCCCGAACTAGGCCGCGTTTCTGTACCCGGTACCGGGTTGCTATGAACAACAATCCTTGTGCCGTCTGGCTCTACAATGGTGCGCCGCTTGCGCTTCAATCGCGTTGTGCTGACCTGTGTTGAATCACTTAATGCCTGTAACTGCCCTTTGGTCTTCACGCTTAGGTCAGCTGTTGCCATCATGAAGCTCTCGCGAATGTACTGCAGATATTGCTGGGTCACGATCATGCTTTAATCTCCAGGCGTCTGGCCCGCATGCCAACTCGCCTATTACTCCACAAATTTAATTAGTAGCTATCTACTAAGATGGTTTAATTCATTAAATGCCCGCATCTTGTAGTTATTCACATGTTCACTGTCAAATAAAAGATCATAAGGCAAATTATCTAAAAGTGTATATTTCTCTATAATTGGTTTAAACTTACTTATCCCTTGATCACTCAACCCATTATAAAAAATCATAATCAACTCGTAGTCAGAAAGTTGGGATCTTATTATTTTAGCATATTTCATCTTACTCTTAAAATCCAAATCAGATGTATCTATATATTTAAACAGGTTGAATAAAAATCGGAAATAATGGCCTAAATCCGCCCGATATTTCACCCAGAAACTTTTATAGGCATAACCGATCACATTCAGTTCATCATGATTTGCAAATTCATCGATTTGCTTACCTCTTTTCTTGCAATAATCCAAATACAATATTGCTTCATTAGTTTCAGGATACTTTTTAGACCATTTCGATATGACCTTAGCGCCACTTTCCACTTGTTTAAGATAATTATAAAACACTGTAAACGAATCCCGACCAGATGCAATTGTTACTGAGTTATCTGATTTTTTCAAATCAATATCCTTAACTAACTCAGAATGAATATTTAACATCCTAAAGAAAACATCTTCTATCTGTTGATTTTTATATCTTTCAACTTGCTCAACAGCTTCAGCTTTTGCTTGAGCTATCGATGTTGCTTGAAATATTAATGTTGTCAGAAGTCCCCAAAAGGCTAAAGCAGAGAATACTGACGTAAACATTCCCCAAGAGTCACCTATTTGCCCTTTACCTTCAAGTGGTATTGTCTCATATCTCGATGTATCTACCCCTATAAAATTATAGTAATAAATACATAGCGATACTATAAGTATAAGTACTATTAAAGATATGAGTGAGGAACGATAAATTGGATCTTTAATAATTTTATAAAAAAACACTCTCATTTTTAACCCCTACTACCAACAGCCAATTAATTTCGATTATTTTACGATAAATTCAATTAATTGCACCTATAGAAAGTGACCAATCAATGAACCTGAACCATACCTCGATCTGAGTGCCGTATTCTTCCTCCCACCGTGACAGGTTACGATGCAACTCATAGTGATGTTTCCGGCATAGCGGGATGGTAAAAAAAATCATGTGCCTTGGTTGCCATGCCGCCCTGTCCATGACCAATGATGTGATGAGGGTCGTCAGACGATCCGCCACAACATGCGCACGGCTGAGACTTAACCCAGCGTGTAAACTTTTCGCTCGTCCAGCGTTCACGCTTCGGTATCTTGAATAATGCCTTTGGCGGCTCCGGATCGATTACCAACACCTTTGCCGCCTTCTTGGCTATCTCGGCGATCATCTGACTTGGTGCCAGACTGGGTGTTATATCGGCCTCTTTCCGGGTACCTGATGGGATTGTGGTCGGCTTGATACGCAGTGATGCCGCCGCGACATTCTCAGGCAACAGATCAATGACCTCATTCACCCAGGCCCACCAGCACAGCTCTGGCAAAGTCAGTTGATGGCTCTCTTCAAACATAAAGTGAACTCTGGCCCGATACACTACAAAATCAGCAATATTTTGTTCTGCTGTGGCTGATAACTCATCCATCGTCTTATCACGGTACATATGCGAATGGTGCCAGCACAGACGTATAGCACCGGTGCCATAACGCATTGTTTCCATATTCTTGTCGTGATAATCGTCCTCGGCACACTTCCACTGGCATTCGTTACGGCGATCCAGCCAACTCTCCAGGCTGTTAATGCCACCAGCGGCAGAAAGAACGCGCTCATGCTGGAAGAACGGACGGAAGCGCGGGTCAATGGCCAACTGCTGTTCTGTTGCCGGTAATGCACCTGACGGCATTTCACGAAACTCAGCCGGTACCGTGGCCACCATCACCCGGTCACCGAACATCGTCAGCAAGTCATTGCCTGGCTTTAATATGACCTGCCCCAGTTCGCGGACAACGATCGGCTTCAGTATCCCTCTCATACCGCCACCTCTGCCTTGCCCGGTACCAGAATCACAGACTGATCGCACTGATTACCCCAGGTGTGCCAGCCGTCTGTGTGATTACGGGCGAACAGCTCAATGCGCGGTACATCGCCTAGTAGATTGACCAACTTTTCGCGGAACACCTCAGGCTTTGCACTGTGCTCCATTCGTGGAGCCGTAATGTGTTGGCAAATCGATGCATCCAGGCGCGGTGGCAGCTTGCCCTTGACCGCGAACAGGCAGTCTTCGCTATTGGCTCGGGTCATGTGGCCCATTCCGATCGCGCTATTGCCTTTCACACGGTTAGTCTTGTGCCAAGTGAACCCCTTCATGGTCATCAGGCGGAACCCCCACGCGTCTATCACCTTCAGTGCTTCCGTCGGCATCGTTGGTACCCACCACATGGCCAGCAGGCATGAATCAGCGGCCAGATCCCATACAGGTAAACGGCAGATATCGGCAACCGTCATTGTTGGGTATTTGAAACCGGCACCGCGGTTGCCGTCCTTGCATTTGTCGCTGTAAGTCCACGCCGGATCGGCGTAAATCAGTGGATATTTCATTTCAAGCCCTCCGTCGCCCTTCGTACCAAATACCGGATCCCGTAGTAATCCCAGCCAAAATGCTGGCGCTGCCAGTCTGTTAGCCATCCCTGCGAAATTGCATATTTCCGAAAATCGCCGCGCTCCTGCCAGGTTCGCCGGGCCTCACGTAACATCCACCAGCGATACACACGATGCGCCACAGCCATCAAAGGTAAAACCTCAATACCGGATACACACTTCATGCGGCTTGCTCCTCTACGGCGACCAGGCGGTAGAAATAAACCTGCTTGCCTGTGTCCGGATCCTTCAACGTGCGTTTTTCCTTAACCAGGCCATGCACCTTAGGGTTAACCTCACGCAAACGAGCGCTTATGGCCGCCTGGGTATCAGCCACGAAAAACATCATGAACACGGTTCTTTCCAGGTCGCGAAGCGTCATCCACTTGGCACCGGCCGCGGCCTGAATTACTCGGCCCATTTGGTTTTCTGGGTTGTCCTTCAGCATGCCAGCGAGGATTAGCCTACGGATGCCGCTGTTAACTCGTTCGTTTTCGAATACGTCCACCGGGATCGATAATTTTTTCATACCTTGCCCCCTTTGCGGCTGCGCATGCTTGCCCATGTGAATGGCACCCAAATACCACCATCGGTCTGGCGATCCATGATCCGCTCACCGACCATCTTCACCATTTCGTCGTAAGTTTTATTGGTCAGCATGCCGGTTGGCTTCAACTGCAACTGGCGGCGGTCAACGATGTTGGTTAGTAGGTTGATCTCGTAATCACTGCCCTTCTGCAGCCCTACTTCGTCCAGCACCAACAAATCCAGCCGACAAAGGTCACGCAGCAGATCAGCTTCTCTCACTGGGCTATCTTTGCTAAATGTCGCACGGTGGTTTTCAAACAGTTCAGCAACTGTCATAACCATCGCAGAGTGACCGCGGTCAATCAGGTTCCTTGCCATTGCGCTGGCCAGGTGGTTTTTTCCGGTACCGGTATTACCCGAGAAAATGAAGCCGCCATGTGTCTTACCAAATGACGCCACATACCCCTTGGCGGCATCCAGTGCAGCCTGCTGTTCCGGGCATTCCACAACGTAATTGCTGAACGCGCATTTCTGGTGCAGAGGCTGGATGCCAGAACGACCAATGATTTTTTCCATACGGGCCTGGCGGTTCCGATCCGTGATCTGCTGGTTAGACTTCTGCGCCTCTTCGGCCTGAAACTTCTTCCAGCCTTCCACCGTGTCAAAGCGCGGCTGTACGTGTGCCGGTTTCAGCGCCAGCAAACGTGCCATCAAGTCAGTTGACGTTGACATCATGATCACCTCCAAGGGTTTGTAAGCCATTACTGAAGCCCGGCGGGATGGTGCCAGAGGCTGGGGTTACGCGGTGGTTGGTGCTGGTCTGCCATTTCCCGGCAATGCACTTAGGGCGGCCCTTTTGGTCCCACTTGGTGGCACTGCTCAGGTAGCCTTCGAACTTGCTCGGGATGAACAGCGTGGTTGGCCGGATGTAATCACTCATGTCCTGCAGGTCGCCCCAGTGTTCCTGCTTGTAGTCAACGACGAGGCACAGGTCATGATTGGAATAACCATCCCTCAGACGGGCCCGGATATTCTCAAGCGAGCTTTTCGACGTCTGGTAACGTGAACCGGTAACCAGGTTCAAGTGTTTTAAAACGTCCTTGGCTTGGTCAGTGATCAACACTTCAGGGTCGGTCTGCGCAGCAGGCTGACAAGTAGGTTTTCTACCTGATGGATCTTGTTTTGAATTTACTGACGGATCCCCCCCAGATTCTGGCGGGTGAGAACTCCCTTTTTTCGTGTTTTCTGAACGGTCGGATTCTGAACGTTCAGATCCTGACATGTCAGATTTTGAATGGTCAGATTCTGACGTGTCAGAAACTGGACGGTGAGACTCGACGCTTAATGCTGCCGCTTTAAGCTTTGGCACATTCAGGGTGTAAATATTGCTGTCATTGCGTTGGCCTCTACGGCGTTCCTTTCGCGTCAGCCACCCGTCGCTTTCCAGTTCGCCGATCGCAGTGGTAACCGTGCTACGGCCAGCACCAATCTCACGGGCAATCTTTTCGATACCCGGATAGCAGATCCCATCATCGTTCGAGAAGTCAGCCAGACGAAGCATTACAAGCAGCTTGGTACCCTTTACACCGTGTGCAGCGCAGCCGTCCCAGACGTAACTTGAGACTTTCACGCTCATACGGCGGCTCCTGGTGCTGGCAGTGCCAAATATTTGCAACGATCCACAACTTCCAGCAATGCGCTGTGGGTGACAGGCAACCAGCCGCCCGGTATTCTCATCACATAACGCAACGGCACCGGCGGTTTAGCGCAGCTCGCAGCTACACAACGAAATTGCCCACGCAAACGAGATTCTGTTACTCTGTTCATGCGTTAATTACTCCACACGTTTAGTTAATGCGCCCGACGCCACAGACCGCATATCTGTGGCGTCACCCTTTCCAAACATCAGTACTGTCACTGCGTAAATTTCAGAGACCAATGACTGCACTCTGTAACCCTTACTCAACAGCTTTTTACTCTCTTCGTTGTCCAAAACCCCATCAGCTGTAAATTCGTTATGAGCCTTAGCAAACACGCCCATAGCCGCCATGAGTTCGTTGAATTTGTAAAGCAGCTCCTCATTGCCCATCTGCTCGATTTCCGGCAGCTTCACGAATACTCCACCAGCGTGCTTACACATCGCCTCGGTGATATCGCTACGGCCTGAGATTGATTCCATTTCCACTGCCATGCCCAGCGGCACAACCTGCCCTGATACCTGGCGCACGCGGTTACGAAGCGCGTTCTCGGTACCGGCCACCGGATCCAATTGCTGCGCCATCGCACTGTACTTGCCTGGGAACTGAGTGATCAGCTTGTGTATCGCGTCGCTGATGTCGTCCTGGGTAGGAAAGTCTTTGTTGTCCACAAGGTTTCTCCGCTTCTGTGGTTTTTGTTAAGCCGCCGGGGCGGTAGACTTTTTGTAAAGAGAAGGGTCAACAAGCAATTCACCCCCGGTGAGAACTTGAATTTCAAAAGCTCGCCCTTTAGGAATTGTTTCATCCCACCCAGAAACAGCAGCATGAGACAGGCCTAACGCCTTGGCTGTCTTACCCACGCCACCGAAGTGGGAAATAACATCATCTTTTTTCATGATTCTCTCTTTTGTAGTGAAATAGGACACTGCAATAGTAGGATATCTTACATTAAGGAGTCAAGGAATCCTACATTAGTTACTGGTAGGATTGCTTACATGGAAATGAACGATAGAATTCGCGCAAGACGCAAAGAGCTGAAGTTGACTCAAGATGCCCTAGCAAAGAAAGTTGGGGTAAATCGTGTCACTGTCACTGGTTGGGAGTCGGGTGACTATAAACCCGGTGGTGAAAACCTCCAGGTGCTTGCTGCTGCTCTAAGCTGTAATCCAAATTGGTTACTGGATGGCGGCGATCTTGATGAAAACATCACATATATAGGCAAGGTTCGACCAGGGCTCGTCCCTGTAGTTGGTGATGCCATTTTAGGGGTTGATGGCATGATCGACATGGTCGAATACCGTGGTGGTTGGTTGAAGATTTACAGCGATGATCCGAATGCCTATGGGCTTCGTGTCAGGGGTGACAGCATGTGGCCACGTATCCAATCAGGTGAATTCGTTCTTATTGAACCTGCCACTACAATCCATCCCGGTGATGAGGTGTTCGTGCGTACCAGCGACGGTCACAACATGATCAAAGTTCTCAACTACACTCGCGAGGGCGAATACCAGTTCACCAGTATCAACCAAGATCATCGACCTATCACCATTGCCCGAGGTGAGGTTCAGAAGGTCGAGTATGTTGCAGGCATCCTGAAAGCTTCACGCCATGTAGATAACGACGCAGTAACTGATTCCATGCTTTAACCACCTATAAGGTGGGATTTTGATCAATTACGGCTTTGCCGAAGAAGTTCACACAGCTTAAAGGGATAGGCCTTCCGGTCAGCACCTATTTATCTAAGGAAATCATATGAATAACCAAGATAAGCACCTTCCCGGTCAGCAGCTGGAAATGGAAGTGTTCCCTGTAAAAGAAGTTGAAGTTGAAGGCGTTCAGATGGGGGTTTTAAATAATGGAAATCCTTATTTGACAATGCGTGGCTTATCAAGGCTGTGTGGCGTTGACTCTGCGGCAATGACTCGTTTGACCTCCGACTGGATAGAAGAAAGACAAAGACCGCGCGGAAAAAAAATTGATGCCATTTTGCAGGGTAAAGGCTTAAGACTTACACAGTTATATTGGACAGTTGTTAGTAGGGGTGTTGAAGTCAGAGCGTTCCCGACTTCCGTCTGCATGGCTATCCTTGAATATTATGCGTTTGATGCAGAACAGACTGACAAAACCACAGCATTAACAAACTATCGTAAACTTGGTGACAGCGCTCTTAGAAGATTAGTATTCCTCAGTGTAGGGATAGATCCAGAAAATCCTCAACGAGGTGCCTGGCAAGCTTTTCAAGATCGCCTTCAGCTTAACTCGCAAATTCCCCTTGGCTTTTTCTCCGTCTTTAGTGAAATGGCTGACCTGTCATTAAAAATGATCAATACCGGGTTTGAGTTTGGCCCAGCATCAGTTCCAGACATAAGCGTTGGTACATTTTGGGGTAAGCATTGGTTAGCTTTTGGGCTAGACGAAAAATATGGGCCTAGGACAAAACACCCACATGTATACCCTGAGTGGTTTCCACAACACCGAGCTGGCCCAGTTGATGCTTGGGTTTACCCCGATGATGCCCTGGGTGAATTTAGGCGATGGATCCAAAAGTCTTATCTTCCTACAAAATTTCCTGCTTATCTTGAGAATAAGTCCCGTTCCGGCGCTATCGGTGCCGTGGACGCGTCTAAACTTCTAACACAATTGAAAAAACCTGAGCTTCCAAAAAACTAGCTCTATGCCCGGCCGCCGCGCCGGGTTTTTTATGCTCTATTTCCCCGCCTAACGAACGCTGCAGCGTCTCTAAGCACTCCTTTGTGAATTGTGTTGCCTACCGTCTTTCGCTTCAACTCCAGATAGTCAACGATGTTACCTTCGTTGATCTCCGAACCATCCATAACCAGCTGCATCACAGCCTCGCCTATCTCTCCAGCCATAAAAGCCGCTCGTTCATCTTCCCAGTTCGTTTCCATACCACCTCCGAACAAATTTTAATCAAAAATACACCGATAACACGTAAAAACCAAAATGTAAGATTACCTACCAAAACGCATTGACATGCAATGTCAGATATCCTACATTTAATTCATCGGCAGCGAACAGGCAGGACGCCCACGAAGTAGCCGCCCGAGGCACACGAAGATCGGGATGATTCGCTTACCAGGGACACAGCAGAGGGTTGCACGATGGAAATGGAGTATATGGAATTTCGAAAGCTGGCTGAGGATATCGCGAAATTAAAGACAACGGTGCCACGGTTAGAGCTATTCAACAGTATTTGCGCTGACCATAAATTAAATGAGCGTGACAGATTCCGCCTTGCATTTCTCGCCGGTGAAATTGCAGAGGCATACGCCGAATAACACCCACCGCGCCATATGGGGCGTACTGAGGCAATCATGAGCGCAAAAGGTTGGAAGGCTTTGGTTTATAGCGCGGTTGTTGGTTTGGTTATTTGGCTGTTGATAGGTACTTGGATAGTGATGTTCGTCGCCGGGTGACCGGCGCACATCGGAATGCTCACTCGCCCTTTCCCTCAGTTCTGGGAGCGGTGGAGGATCCTAACTCATGAGTGAGCAGTCCGATGTGGTATCCGGTGATAGACGGGCTTCCTCCCCGTCTGTGGGTTCAACTCCCATCACCACACCTAATGCGCCGCGCCGGCGGCACTGCAGCGAAAGCAAGCGCAAATATCCGGCGGAGTTTTGCTGTGTGTAGTCTTTGGCGGCCATGCCGAACTTCTACCCCTTGGAGAAGAAGATAATGTTCATAGGCTGGCCGCTCTTTTTTCACATATCAGGTGGCGTACTGTTCCGGGTTCCCCTTATCCCTTTACACAGTATAAAGCCCCGGCGCGGTGCGCCACCTGATGTGTGAGTAATTAACCGGGAGCCAGCGCTATGCGGGTGTCTGGCCTCCATTTTTAAAACCCGATTTTCTATCTGCGAAAAGTTGCCAATTCTGGCAGGGCTTCGCTTTGCCGAAAATCAGCGTGTGGGAATTAACGTATGAGCTGGATTACCACTTTTACAGGCCGTCACTTGGACTTTGCTGCTCCTGCAGTCGAAAGCATCTGCATTGATGATATCGCCCAGGCACTGTCCCATGAGTGCCGGTTTGCAGGCCATCTGCCGAACTTCTACAGCGTGGCGCAACACTCAGTGCTGTGCAGCCAAATTGTGGCGCCAGAGTTCGCCCTTGAAGCGCTGATGCACGATGCCACCGAAGCCTATTGCAAAGATATCCCTGCCCCACTTAAGCGCCTGCTGCCGGATTACCAGCGTATCGAAGACCAACTGGACGCAGTGATCCGCCAGCGCTTCGGCCTTCCTCTGCAGATGGATATCGCTGTGAAGTATGCAGACCTGGTCATGCTGGCCACCGAGCGCCGGGATCTTGATATCGACGATGGAAAGGTATGGCCAATGCTGGAAGGCATTTTCCCTGCTGACATCGTGATTAATCCGGTGATGCCGGTACAGGCTCGGGCAATGTTCGTTGCTCGCTTTAATGAGCTGACTGAATGGGAAGTGCTGTGATGATCAACACAATCACGATCGATACCGAAACCCTGGATACAACTCCTTCAGCGGTGATCCTATCTATAGGTGCTTTTGCTTTCGACATTGACGACGTTCGTCAGACCCAGAAAAACATCATCGATGTTGCTCGTTATACCGGTGATGAGTACTCGGATAACGCCCTTTACTACCTAGCTGATACTTTCGATCAATTGATGAAAGGCCGCACCGTAAGCGCCAAAACTCAGGATTGGTGGCGCAAGCAAGGCGAAGAGGCTCAGGAGGCTTTAATCGGTGACCGTGAACCTCTGCGCCTGTGTCTCGGGCTGCTGTCCAATTGGATTAAGGCTCACCATGAAGCACGAATCTTCTTCCGTGGTACCGACTTTGACGGCTCTATCCTTGAGCATGCCTATCGCATGTATGAGATCGAATGTCCGTGGCACTGGGGCGGCAAGCGCGACGTGCGCACCTATATCGATGCCATGACCAAAGGCACCAAAGGTTACCTGCCTAAAACCCACCAGCCATGCTTCGCGATGGTTAAGCATAATTCCCTGCATGACGCTATGAACGACGCAGAGCAGATGGCCATTGCCTATCAGTTGAACAGCCAGCAAATCACTTCCTGCCTACAGGAGGGTAAATAACATGGCCTGTAATTGCTTTGAAAAAACAGCCGCGCTGTTCAAGCAACGCATTTCTGAGAAGCTCGGAGATGAGCTTGGTGAGATTGAAGATGCTGGATTCGAAAACTCACTCTACAGCTTCAACGGTGGCGATCATTCCCCAGTGGCAATGAACTTCAAGTTCCGCTACTACCGCAAACGCAAGGGCGGCGGACTCGCGACCAACCAGACCAAAGCAGATCACCTTTGCATGATGAGCTACTGCCCTCTTTGCGGAACGAAGTTCGAAGGCGACGAAAAGCAGCCAGAGGCCAAATGAAAGTCACAGAAACCAAAGTTCAGAGCATCGAAATCACCGAGGTTGAACGCCTCGACCCTATCCGCGTTATGGCTGAAAACTACGAGCCAGGGCAAGGCCGCATCACTATCACCTGCTACGGGAAGGCATGGACATCAGCATGGTTTGCGATGGGTGGTGACACCGTGCAGGCGTTCTTCATTCGCGTGTCGAATGACTATCTGATCGGCAACTTCGCACCGCAAATGCAGAGCGAGGTTGATGACGACAACGACGCCAACACTGAGTTTGTTAAGTCTGAAATCTGCAAGCTGCGCCGCTCTGGTGAAATCGAACAGGATAAGGCTCGGGATATGTGGGACACGGCAGACTGCAGCGAAGACGTCAAAGGGGATTGCTGCGCTTGCGGACGTGGATCCGTGCTTTTTGACCTGCTTGGCGATGATACCTATTACGCCAATTGGCCTACCGTACCTAACCACGAATACCAATACCTTGAACGCATTCTGGATGCTGTACGTGAAGCACTGAAGCAAGTGGAGGTGCGTGATGCCAGCAAGTAACGTAACCGTAAATTCATACTTCTGCGGCGCTGGCCTGATGGACATAGGCCTACTGAGCGCAGGCATCGCGGTTAACCAGGCTTTCGAACTTGATGCTGACGCCTGCAAGACCTACCGCCACAACCTTGGTGATCACGTTAAACAATGCGACATCAGCCAAGAGCTCGTATTCGAACAGGGTGCCAGTGATGGGATGGTGTTCACCTACCCTTTCACGAAGTACAGCACTATCAGCGATATCCACGGTGTGCGTACTGGCGATGACTTGTTCCTGCATGCTCTGCGCCACTTCGCGCTGGCACGGCCTGAGTTCTACGTGATCGAGAATGTGCCAGGCATGCGAGCCTTTCCGGTTGTGATGGAGGCGATGACCCGCATGCCAGATTACTTCATCCAAGTGTTTTGCCCTATCAAGTCTGAGACTTGGTTGCCGCAGAAAAGGAGCCGATTAATCATCATTGGCACCCGCCGCACCTTTGCCGTTCGCCCACCGGAAAATTCTGCACGCATCCCCCTGTCGGCGATTTTGGAAGATGACCCACAGGTAACTCTGCCGTCAGCAATTGCCAAACGTATGGCCGGAGGATACCGCGACCTGCCAATCATCAGCGACCCGGCAAAGGGTGATATTGCACCGACGTGCGTAGCGCACTACGCGAAGGACAAGAGCACCAGGCTGGTAGTTGATAAACGCTTTCCCCTTGGTGTGCGTCCCTATTCCAAGCGTGAATATGCTCGCCTGCAAGGTGTGCCGGACTGGTTCCATTTCCCTGTGTCTGATACCGCCGCTTACAAGCAGATTGGGAACGGCGTGAGCGTACAGGTAGGGATGTGGATTGGTGCGGAGATGATCCGCTATATGGGGCAGGTTCGAGTGATTCAGCATGGCTAAGCTGACCAAGGCGCAGCGCGCAGAATTACGCGAGAAATTTGGCGGACGGCGTGCTTACTGTGGGTGTGAGCTTGGTGATAAATGGCATGCTGACCACGTTAAGCCGGTAATCCGTTTTGACGGGAAGATGCTGCATCAGGAGCATGACGAAATAGGAAATCTTGTTCCGGCCTGCCATCCATGCAACCTGCACAAGCATTGCAATAGCCTGGAAGATTACCGCCGAATCATAGGCGATGGTCGTCGCGAGTTCCTGGCGTCCGGGAAAGGAAAGGCACTGGTTCGCATGGGGCTGGTTGAAATGAAGCCTGACCCGGTTGTGTTTTGGTTTGAAAGTTATCAGGAGGCTGCCAATGGCTAAGACGGATGCTGAACGTAAAGCAGCCCAACGGGCGCGACAGCGCAAATCGGGTGTTGTGCCTTTTGAGTTGAAGCTGGATCAGCAGGAAATCGATATGTTACGGGAGAACTGCGCGGCCCGGCGGCCACAGCGTGAACCATATGACATGGACGAATACATCACCATGCTGATCAGGAAGGATAACGCCGAATTAAAAAAGCAGTTGGCGGCACGCGATAACCGGTGCTGCGGTAAGTGCAAAGACAAACTGCCAGGCGATCCTGAAGGCTGTTACTTCCGCGGTGATTCTGAGTGCTGGCAAACCTACGGATGGCACGAAACTAAATTAACAGTGTGACATGTCACGATTGAATTAATGCCTGTATGCGGCGGGCTTAACGTGTGGAGTTAACTATGGGGCAATTAATACCAATACATGAATGGGCTTCAGGCCCAAATGGGTGGAAATATCCCCCCACTCAAACAACTTTGAACAAATATGCGTCAACTGGTCAGATATACCCACGGCCTTTAAAACAGGGGAAAAGGTGGGTGGTTGATGAAGACGCTAAATTTGTTGGCATTTTAGCCCCCCCACCAGCCTTGGAAAAACTTTCAAAACCGGTGAGTAATTTAGTCAGGAAGGTTCTCAATGGCGGCCAGACCTCGTAAGTTTAATCTGAACGTACCCAACTTATACTGCAAATTAGACAAGCGAACCAATAAGGTATATTGGCAGTATCGACACCCTATTACCGGCAAATTTATCGGCTTTGGTACTAACGAAGAGCATGCGCGTGATGCTGCGACAGAGGCCAACCGGCTCCTCAGCGAACAGCAATCACGCCAGGCTACTCTGCTCGTTGATATAGCGATCTCAACCACCCAGAAGGTGCAACCATCGATAACTCTTTTTAAATGGGTGGAAAGATATTTGGAGATACAAGCGGAGAGAATTTCCGATGGGACATTAAAACCTACCACGTTAAAAACAAGAAAATCATGCGCCCTGACATTAGCCAAGAAATTACCCAATATCAGGCTAAAACAAGTGGATACTAAATCGCTAGCGATGATTCTTGATGAGTACAAGGACATGGGTAAATCAAGAATGGCACAGTTGCTCCGCAGTGTTTGGATCGATATGTTCAAAGAGGCTCAACATAGCGGTGAGGTTGATGCAGGCTACAATCCTGCCCTTGCTACCCGTAAGCCTAAAGCTAAGGTATCTCGCGAGCGTCTGAGCTTAGAAGTATGGCAACGTATTTTTGCTGCGGCTGAAACGATGCCGCCTTATGTGCAAAACGCAATGCTTCTGGCTGTAGTCACAGGCCAGCGCCGGGAGGATATCTCTAATATGAAATTTACCGATGTTTGGGGTGGTTATCTTCACATTCAGCAGAGTAAAACTGGTTCGAAAGTCGCTTTACCCTTGTCGCTACGATGCAACTCTATCGGGTGGACACTAGAGGAAGTTATAGCCCGTTGCCGTGATCGCACCGTTAGCCCTTACCTACTCCACCATGTCCGGGCACATGCAACGATAAAGCCTGGCCAGAGCGTTGACACTAGTTCATTGAGTAGGTCTTTTCTGGAAGCTCGTCAGGCAGCAGGTGTTAAGCCACCTAAAAACGGTACAGCCCCTAGTTTCCACGAGCAGCGATCGTTAGCTGAACGATTGTATAGTGCTCAGGGAGTTGATACCCAAACATTGCTTGGCCATAAAACGCAGGAAATGACTGATAGATATCATGATGATAGAGGCGCAGATTGGACCACCTTAGTGGTGTAG